CTCAGTGGAGAGAATGTTAGCAAGTTCTGCTTCTGCGTTTAGACCGTGAATTGCCTTGAGGTCTTGAGCGAGCTCTAGTGAGTACTCAGCCTTGAGGGCGCGTGACTTAGCGGTAACAGTAACTTTCTCGATGCTGAATGCCATCTGGTTGAAGGCATTAGCAGCAGCATCTCCAAGAGCTTCTGACTCACCAGTGCCCATACCCTGACCAACGTTATATGGTGAGGGGTTGGTTGTTGCTGTTCCAACTGGGTTGAGAACGTTAGGATTGGTTCCATCCTGGTTGGTTGTACCGAAACCAACGAGACCATCGGAGAATCCGCCGGAAAGGTTGCGGCTGTTGTTCTGACCAGAGAAGGTAGTATCGACTTCATCGAAGAAGGTCTCAGTACCAGACTGACCATCGTAACGGGAACGCATTGCGAAGATGAGTCCAGTAGGACCGCTCATTGGTTGAACGCCACAGATGTCATAAGCAATGAGGTTAGGCATTGCACGACGAATGAGGCTGATTAGAACTGGGTCGAAACCAGCAACTGGACCACCAGCATTTGATAGACCACCAAAACCACCGGTACCGGCAGAGTTTGCTGGGGAAGCTTCGCCAAGGAACTCAGCAGATTCGCGGAGTTCTCTTTCTTGGTTCTCGAGCATTTGTGCAGTAACTGCACGTCTGTGGGAATCTTTGATGTCGCCTAGACCGTCGAAGTCTAGAACTGGAGCCCACTTCTCCATTAACATTTGTGAGTTAGTTCCGTCCATTTTTTTAAAATACCTCTGTTAAAAGTGTTGTTGAACTGCGGTCTGAGTATTATCTAAAAATCACTTTTTAGCAACGTTGGAAAGCGCGCGTAGATAAGCGTCCATGGTACGTGAATGATTCACTTCCTGGAAATTCGCTTCTTCTGTTAGATTTTCCGTCTCGTTTGCTGGAATACCAGCGTTTCTTGGGAAATAAGACTCCCTAAGAGTTACCAGCTTCTGGTAATAGTCATCTTCACTCTCAAACTCAACACTTTCTGCGAGGGATTCAAGCTTATCCTTTTGGGAAATTGCAAGACCTTCCGAAACGTGATTCAGAATTGTATCAGCTACAGACTCTGAAAGTTTCTTGTTAAGAGCAACATTTCTTTCGATTTGCTCGTTGAGTTTTCCTTCCATTTCATCAAGTTTTTCTACCATGCTCTCTAGAACATCATATTTTTCTTCAGGCATTGATACATAATGTGCTTCAAAAAGACCCTTCATACCATCGATGAAGGACTCGGTGATTTCAGTTCTGAGACCACCTTGAACTGCGAGAGCATTTTCTTCTAGCCATTCGGATGCAACATACTCTAGGTATGAGTCAACACGCTCGGCGAGTTCCAATTTAATTTCTTCAATCTCTTCAGCAAGAGCAACAGCATAGTGCTCTTCTAAAGCAGATTGAATTTCTTTTGTTTTTGCATGAAGTGCAGACTCGAATACGAGTTTTGCCTTCTCTTTAAACTCTTCGGAGAGTTCCTCTTCGCCAGATAGAAGAGCATTTACATCCTCATCAATAAAAGAATCTACATCTTCTTCAACTACTTCTTCACCGGATTCCTCTTCACCCTCTTCTCCATCTTCAACTTCTACTAGTTCCTCTTCTTCTTCTACTTCCTCCTTCATTCCACCACCTTGACCAGGTGTTGCAACTGGAGTTGCAGAAGTAGCAGGAGCATCAGCTGCAGCAGCTTTAGCGTTTACAACATCCTTAACTTGCTTAAGGGTTGTACCTGGAACTTTTAGCATGTTGGAGCTGTCATCTGGACGGCTGTTTTCAGGAGTTGGGCCTCCAAGATCTTCCCATGCACCAGTTTGACCAGGAGCTACAACTGGTGTTGCGCTCTTGTGTGGTGCTTCCGCTGCAGCTGCATTAGCATTTACAGCGGTTTTGGATTGTGAAGTGCCGGTTTCCATTTCTTGTAAATTCTTACCACGGGACATTTGTACTCTCCGATTACCTTTGTATAATCTGTATTTATTTATAAATTAAAGATTTGATAAAAACTCATTGAACAGATTTAACTTCTGTTCGTCAAGTCTTCGTTGATCTATAAGAGTATTTATTCTTTTCTGGGTCTTAGAAGCAAGTTGTTCACGAAGAATTCCTCCGTCCCAAACCCACTCCTTACCTTCCATAATTCCCGAAACAAATGCATCAGGTGCAGATGGATCTGCTACGATATCTGCTGCAGTAGCAAGCATGAAATCTTCACCAACAACTTTATGTCCTTCACTGGTTGTTTGAAGTGATCCAACACCACGAGAAGAAACTCCAAGCATTACACCTTCATCTAGAAGAGAAGATGCAATCTTACCCATTGGAGTGTTGAGGATTTGTGCCTTACCGATGAAATTATTACCTTCTTGAGTTAAAGAAGTAATTTTGTGTGAAACACGATCAAGGTTTACAGTTGGTCCGTCAGGATGACCAAGTTCGCCAAGAGCACGACCTTTTGCAACAAAGTTTTCATTATAACGATTTACTTCACGAGATAAAGTAGTGATAGGATACATCCTACCATTTCTATTTTTAATCTCACCTTGAAGGAATACACCTTCAATATAAAGTTTTTTATCAGCACCTTTACCTTCGCTGATAATTTTTACATTCGTTACTTCTTCGGTAATTAGTTTCATTGTTCTTAGTTGGTAAGTCCTACTTTAGCCGCTTTCACAGATGCAGAAGATGCAAAGATTACATCTGTTGATGCTTTTTGGAGAAATTCAACTGTGCCATCTGGCATTGTGAACGTACTAGTTGTAGCAGCTCCAACAGCAGTTGAAATACTTACTGTTGCAGCGCCTCCAGCTCCATTGTATAATCTTACGCAAGTAGCTTCACTAATACTTGAAGCAGTACCTGCATTTGTGGGCATTGCAACTTCTGTTGCAATTATTTTTGTTCTTTGCATCGGTATAATAAAGTTCTATAATAGTTATTTATTATTCTGCGTCTTCTTCTTCAGTTTCCGCATACTCCTCAGCACCTTCCACCTCAGATTCTGCATCAAATTCTGCACCACCAAACATTGAAGCAGCTACTACTGGTCTAACGATATCAATGTTTTCTGCAGATTTTTGCATTAAAATTTCTTTAATTTTGTCACTAATGTCTGCAGGGGATTCATTAGAAACCATCATGTCAATAAGATCATCCATTGTTTTAAATTCAGTGTTTACTTAAAAATTATTTATCAGATTCTGCCGCCCTTTGGCATTGTGGCTTTTGGAGCCTCTTCAGTTGGAGGCATTTCAGCAGCACCAGTTGAAGCTTCTGGATTCATCGGGACTTCTCCCATTGCAGATTGATCTACTGGTGGTTCTTGTCCAACAGGTAATCCAGTTGTTGGATCCATTGGAGGAGGAATAATTCCAGCAGCTTGCTCCGCTCCAATTTGTTCATCAATTTCTACAATATCGGAATCGGTTTGTTTTAAAATATTTCTTCTTATATACTCCACTGAAAAATACTTTCCAACATAAGGTTCTGCAACTGCAAGAACATTAAGTCTGTTTTGAATTAATTCAGCTTCTTTGAGTTCTGCAAAGTGATTATCATAGACAAAATCGAATTGAATATGATCGGAAAGGACTTTCCAATCTTCTGGAGTTACAATATTTTTAAGAATCAATTGAGTCTTCAACATATCGGTAAAGAGATATGAAAATCTCTTTCTCATCCTTCCAACAAATTTTGTGAATTTAATTTCATCTCTCAAAATTTCAGATGAACGACCAAGATTGAATCCACCACTTCCAGCTAAACGTGACTCTGGAACTCCAAGAGCTCTAAAAAGTTTTTTCTGGAAATACTCAATGTCAGCGAGTTCACCTAGATTTTGTCCACCAGGAAGAGTAGTAATTTCTGTTCCTCTTCCACCTTCACGGCGAGGAAGCCAAAAATCTTCAAGCATCGCCATCATTTTTTTATCGTCACGGATTTCTCCAGTGTTTGCATCGTAAACAAGTTTGTTACGATAACGAGTCATAACATCACGAAGATACTGTTCCGCTTTAATCTTTGGTAGATTACCTACGTCGATGTAGAAGATTCTTCTTTCAGGAGCACGAGACAATCTGTAAATAACCAGAGAATCTTCAATCATGCGAAGTTGATTGAGTGCCTTAATTGCTTTATGAAGATATGAAAGAATAACCTGTTTATTTCTATCTACTAATCCAGAGTGTACATATGTAATTGCATCTTTAGA